AACAAGGAATTATAAGGCCCAAATTCGTTAGTAATTAAGTTTGCTACCGCAGCTGATTCAATTTGTATAGCTGTTGCAGTACTTTGAGTAGTCAATGTCAGTGTGTAATTTCCTGTTAAGGTTTCGCGGTCACTGATGTAGACTTTTTGCAACTGGCTCAATTCAACATCAGTGCCAGTCACATAAGGTATGTTTGCCAAGCTGTTGCCTGAAAATTCAGAAAAGTCTTCAATTTCAAGATGCACATTGAATGTGAAATCGTATTCCAACACATCCAAGTTTTTGATATTGGTTGTCCAGTCCAATGTGCCGTTGACCTCTGCATTGCCTATGCCTGCGTAGTCTGGTGGATAATCCAAATACACGTCACCTGCTAGATAGTCTTCTGGTGTATGAATATATTTTATTTCCCAAGTGTTGGTGGCGGTGTTGGTCATTGTGACATTGGCACTGCCACCTCTCAATTGTAATGGCACATTTAGTACGCGATTTAGAGCATAGATATTGGCAGTGTCAACAACAGCAGCGTCAACAGCTTCAATCTGAAACACAGTGTTGTTGTCTCTGTCCCATGCCGCGGTAGGCACAGTGATGCTGCCAGTGGTGTTGTATCTGGCCACGTTGCTGAATCGTGCACCGTCTATATAACCATGTATACTGCCGCTGCCGCTGTTTTTCCCAATTGTGATATCTGGTGCATAATGACTGTAGTCTGTTGTGCTGGCTACACTGCTGCCATACAGAACACCGTCAACAAATGTGCGAACTTGTCCGTTTAATCTCACAACAGCAAAGTGATGCCATTGGTTAAGGAATTCTGGGTATGTACCTGGACTACGCAAATAATACTGATACGTTGTGCCTTCTATTGTCAAATTCAATTCCAGTGCATTCAGCAGGCTAAGTCCAAACTTGAACCCTCCGTAACTGAATATCCAATCAAACCCACTTTGCACTGCGGTTGGCCAGTACCAACACTCAAAACAAAAGTCATCTGCGATATCAAAGCCACTGGGTTCCATATCAACATTCACATAACCATTTGCAGTGTTGGTATGATACAATATGCTTTCAGTACCAAAGTTCACAGGAGTGTTGACTATTTGAATATTGCCCACTGCTGTGGTGCTGGGTTTGTTTTCTACAAATCCTAAATATTCATCGTATGTTAATATTTGTCCGTTGCTCATTGTGATTGAGCCAGGATAGAACGTGTGCGTGATTTGTACACCTGTGCCGTCAAACGGATCGCCAATGTCGTGTATGGGAGTCCATGCCAACAAAGGCATACGCACGTTGGCACCTTCAGGCAACAACATCAATTGATCATCAACTGTTAGTACTACATCGTCTGCTGAATAATCGTTTAGTGTACTAAATGTGCTCATTATGCCACTGGTACTCCCGCAAGAGGTATTACAAAGTTACCAATAGTGCTGCCATTGCTGTTGAGAATGGTACATTCAAAATGCACGTTGCCTAGATAGTCCACAGGCGGCGTAATGTAAGCAGTGGCAGCTTGAAAGTCAGTGACGTTTTTGATATTGTCCACTTGCCATATGTTTGTGCTGGGATTGGTAATGGTCAATGGATTGATACTTCCACCTGCCAATGGATATGTGACAGTGGTGCCCAATGGCGATGCTGTGATGTCGTGTATGATTCTCACACCTGTGCCGCTCATGGGTCCCAACTGTTGAACAGCAATCCAACAAAATGACACAGTATAGAAACCATCGCCTACCGCTCTCTGAAGCAATACAGGCAGCGGGGCACTGCCAATGGGTGCATTGGTCACATTAAATTGTATACTTTCGCCAGAGTATGTGTTTAAATCATTGAGAGTTTGCATTATGTTAAGATATCCCCTGCTGCTATGCCTGCACCATAACGAGTGTTGGTCATGTAATCATACAAACAATCGCCTGGCAGGCTCATTGAATTGGTCAAAGTGAACTTCATTGTGGGCATACGATTGACACCTTTGTCTTTGCTGTAGGTCACTTTGATAATGGCAAACACAGTGTCTGTCATTGTGTAAGCACTGGTCCAATTGGGCATGATGTTGTAAGCAGGCGTCAGTGCACCATTGCTGTAGTATTCTGGCACAACAGGCAAACTGCTGTTGCCTGCATAACAATAAATTTGGACCAAATTTCTGATGCTGACGTCTTGATTGCCTTCGCGATCAATCATATAGTCAGCTGTAATGCCATCGCTAAGAAATATCACACGATTGTCATTCAAGTAAACATCATTGAACTGAAACGTGCTTTGAGCTGAATTGCTGATTTGAATACCTGTGCGTTCACAAAGTGTCATCACATAATACATGTGTTGATTATCACTGGTGAGCCATGCATCAGTCATTGCACCACTAAACGTGCCAGAGCCGTACAACACAGGTACTTTGTAATCACCTGCTGGTGGCGTTTGTAGTCTGACACCTGGATCTGGTGGTGCCACGGCTGCTGCTGCGGTGGCCACAGTGTTGTCTTTGTTTACACTGTTGTTGACACGGTTAACAGTGTAGCCCATCAATGCTGTTTTGGCCAAATTGGCACCAATGCTGTTGCCAGTAAAGAAATCTACAGCTGATCCCAACAGGTTTTTACCTGTGTCTACTAAATCATCAAACCAACTCATGTTTTAGGTGCTCCAAAGTTGAAGTTACTGTTGACCAAATTTGGAACACGATCCATGCTTTGATCCGTTGGAAAGAACACTTTATGGCTGGTAGGGTTGGTGTAGCGGCCTGCCAGTTTGCTTTGCATCACACTTACCTCACTGGTACAAGTCAGCAATATTGTAATTGTGCTGTCTTTGCCACCTTCTGGAAATTCTTCTTGCAATGCAAAATTGTTTACCAACCCTTTGAACTTGCCCACAGGAGCCACAATGGCTGCACCAGTGTTGGGATTGAACAGTCCGCGATATATTTCAATTGGCGAACCTTTCATTTTGTAATCCAACACTGTGTTGATGTTGGTGGTGGGTATGCCGCTGAGTGTTACTGTGACTTCTGTTTCACTCAATCTTAGTTCTGTAGTGCTGGAACTCACATTCATCAAACTGCCCAAAGCATTGTAAACTTCGCCGTTGATGGTGTAGGGAATATTGTAATCGCTGAAGCGCAATACGCCAAGCCCTTCCACGTCTAATCGCACAAATAAACTTGTCCATATTGCAGGATAAGCACTAAGATCTACTGTCATACCAAATTCTCAACAAATACAAATGGACCGCTCCAGCTGACCTGATCACGACTGAACAAGGTCCAAGTGGGAAATTCAACACAAACCACTTGCCAGGTGCAATCTTCTGCAACCTTGAGTGCAACATCAGCAGCAGTGGCATCTAACACAGGACGATTCAATGTGACTGTGTTGGAAGTATATACCACGTCTGCACTGACCTGGTATACTTTACCACTGGTGCCCAATTGAACATAATCACCCGCAAGGAATTTGTGACCCGCTGCTGTGGTAGGACTGCTGGTGAGTGTGATGGTGTTGCTGCCTTGCACAATGTCTGCCACAAAGCCTGTTTTGTTTACACTGTTGCCTTGATACTTGTACAACCAATCTTGTCCTGCTGTGCTGAGGCTGATGCCCGCAACAGTGGTACGGTCCAAGTTCTGTGCTTGTGCAATTCTTGTGCGATAGTCAGTCCAACGTGGACCATCAGGCAGCTTGACTTCAAACCTCCAAACCTGTCCTCCACGGCTCACGTTGCGTACAGTGCCGTCGCGTGTGGTGGTGGTTCCTATCACTCGTTTTTGATCAATACTGATTGTTTCAGCATTGTCAACTATCCATTGAAATGTCATTTGTTATCTCCTATTGGGCACTGAGCCAGCGCCCTTCATTGCCACAGCATGAATAAAGCCTGGGTCTGCTGCTATCAGTGCTTTGAAACTTTGTGCGTCCACAGCATTGATGTTGTAGGTCACATTGGTAGTGCCACCCATGCCCATTGGTGTAATGGTAGCAGGACCAGATATCAATTCAGGTCCTGCTTCGCCTGCGATACCAAACTTGCCTGCACCCAACTGTCCACCATTGGCAAAGAAACCACCAAACGTGTCCTTGAGCCAACTGCCAGCACCGCTGACCGCACTGCCAATGCTGCTGCCAATGTTGCTGATTGTGTCCATAATGCCACCACCACCACCACTACCACCGCCACCGCCAAACACGTTGCCAACTGTGCTGACCACACTGCCAATGCCAGATCCAATGCTGCTGGCCACCTTGCCAATGCCACTAAACACACTGCTGGCAGCATCTTTGATGCCTGTGCCAATTTTGCTGATTGTGTCCATAATGCCACCACCACCTGTTCCAGCCACTGTGCCACTGCTGCTGCCACCTGCCAAAAGGCCGCCGCCACCTGTGCCGCCACCTGCCACGTCCAACACGTACAATGGTGTGTTGGCACTTTGTCCACGTGCGGCACCACTGTCGCCCATTAGTCCGCCAAACAGGCCACCAAGTGAGTCGCTGATGCTGCCACCACTGCTGCTGAATGGGTTTGGCATTTGCAGTATGTTGGCCATTGTGCTTTTGATCTGACTGCGCAACAACTCTTCAGCCATGTCAGCCACAAAGTTCTTCCACTCAAACTTGCCTGTCTTGGTAAAGTTCACAATAAGGTCTTCAATACCAGAAGTGAACTTGGCAAACATGCGTTCGCCTTGTGCAGCAGCATCTCTGGCATTTTCAACATACTGACGGAACGCTCTGTTCCAACCTGTGCTGAATGTTCTACTTTGATCATTCAACCGCTTTTGTTGATCAATCAGTTTCCTGGCACCCTTGACAGCTTCATCGTAATAACGTTTGACTTCCGCTGGGCTTAGTTTTTCTTTGCGACGTGCTTGTTCTGCTTCAATGGCTGCCACTGCACTTTCTCTTGCGGCTGCTGCAATATCGTAATAACCTTTTTCCATATTGGTCATACTGATCTTGGCAATGTCGTCTTGTGTTTTGCGCAGACTGCGTTCCACTTCAATTTGCTTTTGTGTACGGAATGTTTCTTCTATTTGGCTTTTTGTTTTGGCTTCTCTGGCAGCTTGATTTGCTGTGATGGCCACAGTGTTTTCTGCATAGGCCTTGTCCAATAGACCCATGGCTGAACGAACTTCTTTGGCCTTCAACAGGTCCATTTCGCTGCCACTGGCTTCCAACTTGCTGAGCTGGTCCAACATCTTGGCACGTGCATTGGTGTAAGTTTGGTACGCATCCTGCAGGGCCAACACACTGTTGCGCTGTGCATCACTGACACCTATCAACTTGGTTTCTAATGCAAACCTTTCGTTGGCAGCGGCATTGGCTGCACGGTAAGCACCAACTGAGGCTTCCAATTCTGTTTTGTATATTTGCAGTTGTTGGTTTATTTCAGCCCAACGGTCTGCTTGTTCTCTTAGTTCTTTACGAGCAGCCAAGCTGTTGCGTTTGGCAGCAGCACCACCTTCGTCTACTGCGGCGGTGACTCCAAAGATCTTTTCTTTGAGCCAGTCCCAGCCTTGTCCTAGCTTGTCCAATGCAGCGCCCAACACATCAAATCCAGTGGCACTTTTTACCAGCAAGTTCACGGCTTCAGCCACTGCATAAATGATGCCAGCAATGCCTGCAAAGCGAGCAAGTGATTTTAGTAGTTGGCTTATGCCCAACCCAAAGCTGGCAACACGACTGCCTGCCTTGCCTGTGTTGGTAACTACTCTGCCCATATGTCCAATGAATCGTCTGAATTGACCATTGGCTGCTGCAACTTGTTTACCCAGTGACTTAAAGCCAGTGACCAATTTGTAGGATGAATTAGTAGTGGAAGTCAAAAATGGCAACACTTTTCCAAATATCAAGAAAGCACCGCCAACTGCGGCCAATATTTTGATCAAACTTGCAAATGTTTCAACACTGACATTGATACCTGCAATCAATTTGTTGATAGGCTCCAATGCACTGGTCAATGCTTGTGTGAAGTTTTGGAAGTTCTGTGCCAGACTGGTGTTGGCTGCGGCTGCTGCCTTCAAGCTGTCTGCATAAGGTCCAATTGAACCAGCAGTGACGCCAAACTTGGCATTGAGTGTGTCTAGGTCAACACCTTTTACACTTTCACCCAACAGTTTGAATGCTGTGCTGCTGCGTGTGGCAGCGTCTGGAATAGCAGTCAATCCTTGCAGTGTTTTGGCAAAGATATCTTCTTGACTCAGTGTGGCCAAGTCTTTGAGACTGACGCCTGCTGATCTGAATGCTTTTTGTAGTTCAGCACTGCCACGCACAGCTTCGCCTGTGTTCTTGGTCAAGTCGCTGATGGCATCTCTGGCTCTGTCAACTGTGCCGCCACTCACTGCCATTGCTTGGCTGAATGCTGCAATGCTGCCCACACTGATGTCAGTGGCACGGCTAAGGTTCACCATAGCGTCTGCACTGGCTTGCACATTTTTTACCATTGTGCCCAGAGCCAAGCCTGCCAACACGCCTTGTAGCTTGCCAAAGGTTGAACTGAGACTTTGACTGTTCTTTTCCAGTGTCTTTAAACTGGTTTGTAATTTGTTAACGTTTTGTACACCTGTGTTGGTGTTTACGTTGACTGTATAGGTTTGTCCTGCCATTGTTATTTCCTTATGGCTTTATCGCCAAGTCGTTTGATATATTCAAGCGTGGGCTTGGTCATGCCATCTGGCGCTTGTTTACTACTGCCACTGTTCAAAGGAACAGCATAAGGATAATTGGCCTGTATTGACTCACCTGATTTCAAGGTGGTCTTTTTTCTTGCATTGCCACTGCGTTTGGGAGTAACACTTACAAAGTACTTGTAGGCCTGTTCAGGTATCACGTCAAATGCCGCAGCCATGGCTGTTAGACTTTTGGTCATTGTGTCTGCGGTCTTTTTAACGGTCATCTTTTGGTCCTTTTAATCATCTCTTCAAGTGTATTTAGCGGAATATTTGGAACTGGTGGTGCTACGCCCTTGCGTTGTGCATCCGCTTTGCCTTCTTGATAGCG